TATGAATATTTATGATATACCAATAGTTGTAGAGCAATTAAAAAAATTAGAACAAGAAAACAAACAACTAAAAAGCATATTAACTGAATTAGAAGAATGGTTAAAAGAAGAACAAGAAAGATATAGAGATTACTTATCAACTAGACCTGAAAATGATAGTGAATATAATTCAAAATATGCAACTCAATGTGGACTAGCACAGGTTGATGTAATTTTAGATAAAATACAAGAGTTAAAGGAGAAATATAAATGAATAAAAAAGTAGATGAAGAATTTAAAAATATAGAAGATGTTTATTTACTCCAATGCATTTGTACTGAAATGAAAGATACTATAAATAGTGTTATAGATTTGGCATATCAATATGCTCAAATAGATGGTAGTCATCATAAAATGTGGACTATTGACCAAATGTTAAGAAAATTGCTTGGCAATAATTATGAACATTTTGTAAATGAATATGAAAATAATGGTGGATACACTTGGGATATTGGTATTGCACCATAATTTAGATAAGGAGAAATATAAATAATGGAATTATGGATTAGAAGCCAAGATAAACATACTTTAATAAAAGTTGATTATTTATATAGTGAAATAAAAGAGTTTGATGGTGGTTTTAGAATATATGTAATGCCTGATGAAATAGAAATAGCAAAATACAAATCAAAAGAAAGAGCATTAGAAGTATTAGATGAAATACAAAATTATATATTATTGCCAAATACTGATAATAGTGCTTATGTTTATATAATGCCAAAGGAGTAATATATGAAAATAATAGATATTATAGATAAAAAAATAATATATGGTAAAAATTTGGGTGATAACTGGTATTGGGAATATAAATTTATTGTTCAAATAGATGAAGATAATTATTGCTTAATAAATTATGATGATAGTTATAGTGGCTGGATTAGATTTAAAATGGAATGTGTTGATGAAGAGTTTATAAGCGCATTTATGAAAGATTATGATGATAAATACATTAATTTTGATAAATGTGATGTTCCATTAAGCAAATTTATAGATGATGATGACTTACAATATGTTAAAGATGAAGAAGTTATATTAATACCAAAAGAAAAATTAAAAGTATATTTAGATTTATTTGAAAGCGAGAATAAATAAATGAAAACAACAATATATGAATTATTAGGAATGATAAAAGATGGTAAAGCACCAAAAAAGATAGTATTTAAAAAAGATATATATGAATATAAAGATATATATAAATGTGGTTGTAGTGGTTGTATTGATTATTATTGCGATAATGATAGTAGTTGGTTATTTGATGATTATGATATAACTGAAATATTAAATGATGGAGTAGAAATACTAGATGATTATTGCCAATATCAACGATATACAGGAGAACCAACTACACCTAAACCAAAACCTTATGAAACTTATACACCACCAAAAGAAGATAAGATAGAAAAGTTATCATATCAGCAAATAGGTTCATGGGCATTGGAACAACATAATTGGGTAGATTATGCTAGAGCAGTTGATAAACAAATTCAACAAATTGGAAGAAAAATCAATGAAATAATAAAGAAATTAAATAAGGAGGTATAAATGAATTTTAAAAGTGATATTCTAAAATTAAAGGAATTATATAGTAATATTACTTTTGAGGATTTTGTAATTAATAGAGATATGTTTAAAAAAGAATATGACAAAGTAATAGCTAACAGTGAGGTAAAAGTTTGGCTTGAATTTATATACTCTTTAAAAACAAGTGAAAAGAAAAAAGAAAGAATGTGGGAATATTTAAACAACGATATTAATACAAAAGACCTTTTAGATAGTTTATACAGGGGGTTTTATAAGCGATAATTTGAATTATATATAACAAAAAAATATAATTATAAAAGGGAGATAAAATGAAAATAGAATATGTAGATATAAATACAATAAAACCATATAAAAATAATGCAAAATTACATCCTAGAGACCAAATAGAACAAATTAAAAAATCAATAGAAGAATTTGGTATGAATGACCCAATAGGAATATGGCATGATGAAATAGTGGAAGGTCATGGAAGATTAATAGCATGTAAAGAATTAGGATTTACTGAAATACCAATAATAAGATTAGACCACTTAACTGATGAAGAAAGAAAAGCATACACACTTGCACATAACAAATTAACAATGAATAGTGATTTTGATATAGACATATTAAATGATGAACTTGAAAGCATTTTAAATATTGATATGAGTGATTTTGGCTTTGATTTAGATTTTAATGAAGAAGAACAAGAAATAATAGAAGATGAAGTACCAGAAGTACCAGAAGAACCAAAATCAAAACTAGGAGATATATACCAATTAGGAAATCATAGATTAATGTGTGGAGATAGCACAAGTGAAGAAGATGTAGCAAGATTAATGGATGGCGTTAAAGCAGATATGGTATTTACTGACCCACCTTATGGTTATGAATATCAAAGTAATATGAGAACTAAAACACAAAAATTTGATGTTATAGAAAATGATGATAAGAAATTAGATTTTATGCCAATAGTAAAAAAATTTAATAATGGATTTGTATTTGTATGTACTACTTGGAAAGTATTAAAAGAGTGGTTAGAAATATTTACTAAATATTATAATTTATCTAATATGATTATTTGGAATAAAGGTGGTGGAGGTATAGGCGATTTAAAACATACATTTTTAACTGATTATGAAATAATATTATGCAGTAATAATGACAAAGAAATAACTGGTAAAAGAATTGGAAGTGTATGGACTATATCAAAAGATAATGCAAATGATTATATTCATGCTACACAAAAGCCTGTTGAGGTGAGTGCAACTGCTATAAAAAATACAACTAATGAAAATGATAATATATTAGATTTATTTGGTGGTAGTGGTAGCACATTAATAGCGTGTGAACAATTAAATAGAAAGTGTTATATGATGGAATATGACCCACATTATATAGATGTAATAATACAAAGATGGGAAAACTTTACAGGGAAGAAAGCTATAAAATTAGAAGGAGAATAATATGATAGAAAAAGTAAATCCAAGCCACCCAGATAAAGTGGCAGATAGAATAGCAGGAGCGATAGTAGATTTAGCATATAGCCAATATGATAATCCAAAAGTAGCAGTAGAAGTATTAATAGGACACGGAGAATGCAACATAATAATTGAAAGTAATGTAAAATATAATGATGATGCGATAGTAGATATTGCAAGAAGAATAACACAACAAGATGATATTAGTGTCTATATAAATCAAGTAGAACAAGACATACACCTATCTAAAAATCAAGAAAAAGAAATAAGATGTGGAGATAATGGAATATTTAAAGGTGTACCATTAACTAATAATGAAAAGCAAATAAGTATTGAAGCAAGAAACATTTATAGCAAATATCCTTATGATGGGAAGTACATATTAACTGATGATAAATTTATAATATGCCAAAGCAATGCTAAAAATGAAGAATTAAAAGAAATGTATAATGGATTTGTAGACAAAGTAATAGTAAATCCATTAGGAGAATGGACAGGGGGTACTGATGTAGATAGTGGAGCAACTAACAGAAAGTTAGGAAGTGATATGGCTCAAAGTGTAACAGGTGGAGGTTTACACGGCAAAGACTTATCAAAAGCAGATGTTAGTGTAAATATATATGCTTTTCTAAAGGCACAAGAAACAGGAAAAGTAGTAGAATTATGTTGTGCAATAGGAGATGACACAATAGATGGTAAACCATATAGTGAAATAGTAGAAATAGCAAGAGATTACATAAATAAAATAGGGGGATTTGAAAAGTTTGCTGAATGGGGATTATATTAATCCTCTTTTTATTTACGATAATTTGAGAAAACAAAGAAAATAGCATAATATTTCATTAGGTGGTGATTATGGCTAATCCTAAAACTTTAATACCTCAAGCTCATGTATTAACAGTCGATGACCAGTCGAAAGGTGGTAAAGCAAGTGGAGAAGCTAGAGCCAAGAAAAAAACATGGGCACAACAAATAGATTTACTTATGTCTTTAGATGTTAAACAAACAGGAATTAAAAAAGCATTAGATACTTTAGGCATAGAAGATAATGAACAAAACAATGGCATGGCTATGCATGTGTCTATGTATCAACAAGTGTTAAAAGGCAATGTAAGTGCTTATAACTCTTTAAGAGATAGCTCTGGTAATAACTTCCAAGATGTAATGGCTCAAGGTTCTAGTGAACATGAAGATAAAATAGTAGTGCTACCAGCAAAAGATATTGCTAGTAGTTTTTGTGATGTAAATAGATATATAGATGATAGAGATTATAGAGAATACTACTTAGAGGGTGGTAGAGGTAGTACCAAGTCATCATATATTAGTGAAAAGATAATTGAATTACTAGAAAATAATCCACGTATGTGTTGTGTTGTATTAAGAAAAGTTAAAGACACTTTGAAAGATAGTGTATTTAGTCAAATAGAATGGGCAATAGATACATTAAGTGAAACATACCCTCACATTAAAGAGGATTACAAACTGACTAAATCACCATTAGAGATAACAAAAATAAGCACAGGTCAAAAGATATTTTTAGAGGTGCTGATGATTATGGAAAAATTAAGTCATTAAAACCACCAACAGATAAATATATAGGAGTTACTTGGTATGAGGAATTTGACCAGTTTGCAGGTATGAATGAAGTGAGAAAGATAAA